CAATCTGCATTTCAACCCGCCCGCACCGGAGGTTGCAGATCTGTGAAAAGGCCGCTGACCGCCGAGCAAATTGCCGCCGCCGCGTGGGCCGCGGCCTTGGCCACGCCCAAGCAAGTGGACGAGGTGCCGGAGGGCTGGCTCACCCCCAAGGAAATAGCGGCCAAGCTGGGCAAGGCCACCCCCACGGTGGGTGCCATGCTCTGCCGCGCCGTGGCCGAGGGCCGGTGCGAGCGCAAGACGTTCCGAATAACTTCCGGCAGCGTCACCCGACCCATCCCTCATTACCGACTCAAATGATCCGCCGCGCCCCCACAAAGCGTGTCGCGATTGACGGCAAACCGTGGCGGATCAAGATTCAGCGCCCACCGGCCCGCGTGACCCACGACGGTCTGTGCGTCAAAGACGACCGGACAATCTACATCCACCCCGACGCGATTAGCCACCGCGGCATCGAACTGGCCTGCCACGAACTGATCCACGCCCGCCTCTTCGACTTGGATGAGGAGTGCGTGGACGAGATCGGGCGTCTGGTTAGCGAAGTCTGTGGTTGGCTGGCGCGGCACAACGACGGGGTCATTTCGTGACCTTCTGGCCGCTCCTTGCCTGCACCCTGCTTTACTTTGCCACCGCGGTAGGGTGGTGGAGGCAGGGCGATCCGGCGATGGCCGTCATTTTCTTTTTCTACGGATGTGCCAACGGCGGATTTTTGTGGGCGGCGTTGCGCTGAAATGTCGACACGTTGTTTCAACCATGTCGAAGGCTTCGACACGTTGTGTATACCAAACGTCGTTTTGCTATACACAAAAGCCCGCAACTTTTTTTGACTAAACCCTTGCGCCATGTGTGGCGCAGCGCAATTCTCGCAAACAGTTAGGCAGACACCTCCTCGTTGAGCCTGCCCGACGGCAACCCAAGGCCGACGACCCGTCACGAACGGATACTCGGTAGCGCCGCGGGACAGAAACCAACAACAACCCGACCAGATCCGCACGATGCGGGTTTAGTCAAAACCAAAGGAGAAACAACTATGTCTGCTATTGCACAAATCCCGCAGTATTTCACGACGGAGTTCACCTCCAACTGGGAACACCTTCTTCAACAGAAGGTTTCCAAGTTGCGTGAGTTCGTGTCCGTGGAGTCCGTTCGCGGCAAAGAAAAAACATTCAACCAAATGGCTGCGGTCGAAATGACCAAAATCACCGCCCGCGCCGCCGACACCAACATCAGCGATGTGGCCCTCGCCAAACGCTGGCTCCGTCCGTATCCCTACGAACACGCCACCCTCTTTGACGAGTGGGATGCCGAGTATCTGGGTGAGGTCAGCCTGCCGCAGTCCGAGACGGTCAACAACCACGCGATGGCTTACCTTCGCACCTGCGACAAGGTCATCATCGACGCGGCGCTGGGTTCTGCCTACACGGGCGAAACCGGCGTGACCCCGACCGCTTTGCCCGCTGGGCAGAAGGTCGCCGTCGATTACGTCGAAACCGGCAGCACCGCTAACAGCGGTCTGACCATTGCGAAACTTCGCCAAGCCTCCTATCTGCTTAACGACGCAGAGGTGGACGACAGCGATCCTCGCATCATTGTGGTCAGCGCCAAGCAACTCCAAGATTTGCTTCGCACGACCGAGGTGATCAGCGCCGACTACAACAGCGTCAAGGCGCTGGTGCAGGGCCAACTCGACACCTTCATGGGCTTCAAGTTCCGCCGCGTGGCGTCGTCCTTGCTTCCCTACAACTCCAGCACTGGTGTTCGCACTTGCTTCGCCTACGTCCGCTCCGGCCTCAAGCTGGCCGACGCCGGTCGCAAGGTGCATGTGGACATCCGCGCCGACAAGAGCCACGCCCTGCAAATCCGCACGGTGGCGAGCCTTGGCGCGACCCGCATGGAAGAGAAGAAGGTCGTCGAAATCGCAGCCGACGAGGTTCTCTAATCAACAACAACCAACCATAGGAGAATCATAATATGGCTACGTTCTACACCGACATCGCTCCCGAAAATCTGGAGCTTAACGTCCGCAACCGCGTGGACGGCGACCTTGTCAAAGGCAACGTCGTTTACGCGCAAGCGACCTACACATGCACCGGCACGGAAGCGGCGACCGGCGACAGCATCAACATTGCTGTTCTGCCCGTTGGCGCGATCCCGCTGCCCGAACTCTGGCGCGTCTCCAACGAGGCGTCCTTGGGCGGTTCTTCGGTTGCCATCTCCACGATTGGGGATGCTTCCGACGCCGACCGTTACAGCGCGACTTCGATCTCGCTGAACAGTTCGACCGCAGGCTCCGCGGCAGTCACTGCCGCTGTGGCGACGAGCGTGCTTCCGCGCTACGTCATCACCGCCGACACCCGCACAGTGACGGCGGCGTTCGCCCGCACCAACGCGGTCACCGCCGGTAAGAAGATTGCCTTCTTGCTCGCGTTCCGCATGCCGTAAGGCACTCACAGCCGCTGGCAGACCGGCTTCAATAGTCTGCCACCTTTTTCTAACTTTCATGGCCGACGAAACATCAATCTGTAATCTGGCTCTGGCCAAACTTGGCATCAGCCCGCTCATGTCGCTGACCGACGATTCCAAGCAGGCCCAGTTTTGCAATCGTTTCTACGCCCAAACCCGCGACGAAGTCTTGCAGGGACATCGCTGGAACTTTGCCATGCGCCGCGCCGCGCTCAATAAACTCTCGACCGCCCCGCAGAGCGAGTGGGCCAGCGCCTACCAGTTGCCGGTCGATTGCTTGCGCGTGGTTCAACTCAACGGCTACGAACCCACCGAAAGGCTGGGGGAGTTTAGTGTCGAAGCCGATCAGCTTCTGACCAACGCCGAGGAAGCCAACATCCGCTACATTGGGCGGGTCGAAGACGGCGCGTTTTACCACCCGCTCTTTGTCCACGCCTTGGCCACCATGCTGGCCTCGCGCTTGGCAGGCCCGATGACCGGAAGCCGCAACATGCCGCAGGAACTGTTGCAAGAATACGAGGCGCTGACCGGCCCCAAGGCCCGCATGGCCGACGCCTTTGAGCAACGGCTGCAACGCAAAATGCCTTGGGTCAACAGCGACCTTGTTGCCGCCCGCTACACCAAGTTTCCCAGCAGCCAATAGGTCATGGCCAATCTCCTCGTCACCGCCCTCAATGCAGGCGAGTTAAGTCCATACATGGACGCCCGCACGGACGTCGAAAAATACCGCAGCGGATGCCGCACGCTGGAGAACATGGTCGTCCTGCCCTACGGAGGCGTCTACCGCCGCGCCGGAACCGAGTATCTGGGCGAGGCCAAGAACGCCAACCAGCGTTGCCGCTTGATCGGGTTCAACTTTTCCACGACCACCCGCTTTGTTTTGGAGTTTGGCCACGAATACATCCGCGTCTGGGGCAACAACACTCCGGTGCTGCATCCCGCCGGAACCGCGTGGGCGACCGGCACAGCCTATGCCATTGGCGACATTGTGACCAACGGCGGCACGACCTACTACGCGGTTACCGCCCACACCAGCGGCACATTCGCCACCGACCTTGCCGCCGGTCGCTGGTATGCCCAGCCAAACAGCGGCGCTTTGGAAATTCCGTCGCCCTACCAAGAGAGCGAACTGCGCGAACTGCAATACGTTCAAGTCAACGACATCATGTATCTGGCGCACGCCAACCACGCGCCGCGCAAGCTGGCCCGTCTGGCCGACAACGACTGGACGCTGGTGCTGGTCGATTTTAAGTGGCCGCCGCTTATTGACAACGCCAACACCGAGGAAATCACACTCAACGCCAGCGCCTTCAGAGGCAACATCACCGTTTCGGCCAAAGACAAGGGCGGAAGCGCACGCAACAACACGTTTTTAAGCGGCCATGTCGGCTCGCACTGGGCCATCGAATACGCCCGAAAAAGCAGCAGCTTGACGCTTCCTATTACAGGAAACTTTGTGTCCGATTTGGAGTTGGACATTGGGGGCCAGTGGACGCTTACCACGGTCGGAACATGGCTTGGCACGCTGCGCTTGTTGCGCTTTCCAGATAGCGTCGTTGATAACTTTGGCTATTACCAAATTGGATCGGCCACCAGATCCGGCACAACGGCAACCATCACGCTGGCCAACCACGGGGTCAATACCAACGATTTGCTTTATGTCAACTACGTCCAAAGCGTTGCAATGGGCGGCTTGGGAGCGGCGTTAGTTGCCGCCACGCGGACGGGGCCGGACACCTTCACCATTCCTGTCAGCAACACAGGCTCCACAAGCGTTGCCACGTTTTTCTTCCAGAACATCACGCGCATGGAGGTGATCCGAGAATTTAAAAGCGAAACAACGGCGCGAAACATTATCGCGACTGGAGAAGCTCTGACGCGAGGAGTCTACAAGCTGCAAGTGCTGGATTATGTTTCCGCCACCAACGCCAAAGCGTTTTTTGAATCTTCCGATTTCACCAACGGGGGATCTTTTGTCATCAACTCAATCGTCAGCGGAGGCGCAAGCGCCAACGCAACGGTCAAAACTTTTCTTGGCACACGGGTGCCTCCAGACACTTTGCTGTGGAGCGAGGCCGCATTCTCCGGCGTGCGCGGTTACCCGCGGGCCGTGGCCATCCACGAACAGAGACTTTGCTTCGGCGGCACCGCCCACCAGCCCAACACTTTTTGGTGCAGCAAAGTAGACGACTTTGAAAACTTCCAACTGGGGAGCAGCGCGGACGACGGGTTGCAATTCACCGTGGCCTCGTCCGAAGGCAACCGCATCGAGTGGATGTTCAGCCAGCAGCGGCTTATGATCGGCACCAGCGGCGACGAGTGGACAATCGGCGGGGCCGACAGCGGGCAGGCATTTAGCGCGACCAACGTGCAGGCCCAGAAGCAAAGCAGCTTCGGATCGAAGACCATGCGGGCCATCCTACTCAACGACGTTCTGCTTTTCGTCCAGCGGCGTGGCCGCAAAGTGCGCGAACTGACCTACAGTTTTGAAAGAGACGGGTGGGTTGCGCCGGATCTGACCGTCCTTTCCGAGCATGTGACCCAAGGCGAACTGGTCGAACTGGCCTTTCAGCAGCAGCCCGACGCCATCCTCTGGGCGGTGCGGGGCGATGGCCAACTGGTGGGCATGTCCTACGAGCGCGACCAAGAGGTCGTCGCATGGCACCGGCACACCACCGACGGGGAATTTGAGTCCGTCGCCACCGTCTACGGACTCTCCGGCGCGGACGACGAGGTCTGGCTTGTGGTCAAACGCACGATCAACGGGCAGACCAAACGCTACATCGAACGCTTCAAGGCCGACAACCGCGCAAAATTTGAGGCCCAGACCAAGGACGACTGGTGGTATCTCGACTGCGCCAAACGCTATTCCGGCACCGCGACGGCCACCATCACCGGACTGTCCCACTTGGAAGGCAAGACGGTCAGCGTCTTGGCCAACGGGGCCGTCCAGCCCGACGAGACGGTCGCCAGCGGCCAGATTACCCTCGACAAGACCTACACCAAGGTTCTGGCCGGTCTGCCCTACACCTCGACCATCCTGCCCATGAAGTTCGACTTTGATCTGCGCGACGGCCCGACCCGCGGACGCAAGAAGCGCATCAACCGCGTGGAGGTCAGCCTGTTCAAGTCCTTGGCGGGGGAGGCCAGCACCAACGGCACCGAGTGGCTTTGGATCTATCCGCGGGATTTTGATGACCCAATGGACGCCAGCCCGCCGCCCTTTTCCGGCGATGCCGAGGTCGTCGTCGCGGGCGACTACTCCGACGACAGCGACATCTACCTCCGTCAGCGCCTGCCTTACCCGTTCACTGTCCGCGCCCTTGTCGTAAAGCTCGACGCATACGGGGATTGACAATAGTGTGATTTGACTAAACCCATGAGCCAGCCCGTTCTTCAACTTCGCATGTTCGATCCGTCCAAGGACTATGACATGGTCGCCGGATGGTGGAAGGGCCACGGATGGAATCCGGTGCCGCCGTTCTTCCTGCCCAAGCTGGGCGTGGTCGCCTGCTGGGCCGAGGGCGAGAAGACCGAGGACACCGCCGCGGCGTGGCTCTACATGGACAACTCGTCGCCGGTCTGCTGGCTGGAATACATGGTCAGCAATCCCGAAGCCAACGCGGGACGCGCCGTCAAAGCCCTCCGTCACTTGGATGCCTTTTTGACCGGCGAGGCCAAGGCCACCGGCTACGTCGTGATGATGACCACATGCAGGCAGGATTCGCTGGTCAAGTTCCACGAAAAAAACGGCTTTAAGAAAACCGACGAGGACGTCACCCACCTCGTCAAAGTCATCGAATAATATGGCTGGAGTTACCGCATCAGTTTTGGCCGGTGTGGCTATTGTTGGAAGCCTTGCTTCCGCAGGCATGTCCTACTACGGCCAGCAGCAACAAGCCGCCTCTGCCGAGCGCCTCGCCAACTACAACTACCAAGTGCAGTTGCAGCAGATGCAGATGCAGGCGCAGATGCAAAAGGTCGCCGCCGAGCAGCAATACCAAGCGGGTATGCAGAACGCCACCGCGATGCAGAACGAAGGACTGCGCGTGGAGCAGGAGGCCCGCGAACGCGCCAAGCGTATGCGGGTAGAAAACGAGCGTCTCTTGGGCCAGCAGCGGGCGCAATTCGGCAAAGCAGGCGTGACCAGCGCCGGTTCGCCCTTGGCCGTCATGGCTGAATCGGCGGGCCTCATGGAACTTGCCGTGGGCGACGAACTCTACAAGGCCGATCTGGAGCGCAGCGCCTACTACCGCAAGGCCGAGGTCGAGAAGTGGCAGGCCGGATACTCTTTGGTCGATAAAGCCGCAGCCGACTACAACGCAGCCAGCGCCGCATTCCGCGCCCGCCCGATCCTTTTGGAAGGCCAGAACACGGCCAACGCCCTGCGCGTCAATAGCTACGGGTCGCTTATCTCCGGCGTTTCGCAAGCGGCGAGCATTGGCAGCAACTTCAATTTCCGCGGAACCAAAG